TTTCTTAACAGAAAAAACAGATATTTGGGATACGTTAAAGGAAGTAAAATGGTATGAATTCCAAGAAACTTTACTAACTTGGTTGCAATCGAAAGGCATACCGTCAATTTTAGAGCCTTATACTGGAGAATTTGCAGACTTTATAGAGCCTTATACTACTTCAACAAGCGGATTAATTATACCATATTATTTGGGGAATATTGGTATGTATTCACAAATCGAGGGGCAGCCTGCAGTAGAGAATGTAAACGAATTATATTTGTCTCATACATCAAATGTTTACGAAGACGGTAAAGGCGGACATATATGCGTATATTTAAAGACTATATTTCAATGTATTGAGGAGGTTTACGGGGTAAATTTTGGGGTAAATGAAACATTCGACAATAATATATTTGACGACAATATTTTTAAACGCATGTATATACCTGCTCGAATGCTTATGTGTGAAGTGATAGATAATAATACAACTAAACTATTTTATTTTAAATATTCAAACCTACCATTTATTCCTCACGAAATCGAAAATGATTGTCAAGAAAAAACAATGTACGACTTAATTAGCAACATATTTAAGCATTTTAATTGTATTATAGATAAAGATGAGCATTATTTTATACATAGATTTGACGATATAGAAAATGCACCTATTGTTGAATTATCGAGTGAATTTGTAAGTAAAGAATTTAGTCCAAATATTCCCGGATATGCTCAAATGAATAGAATTAAATTTGAAAAAATTTACGAAAATGGCAGTGAATTATTAAACTCGAAATTAATCGAGTGTAAAAATAAGAATATCGACAAAGAAAAGGAGCTGTTTAAAATTGACGGATATATAAGTAAAGGGCTTATTAATTTAGCTCCCGACCTTTCAGATGAAGAGGCGTTTGATACGTTTAGTTTTCTAATAGATAACGGAACTGTTTCCGCAAATGTAGTTATGTATCAAAATGATGTAAGCTATGAAACAACGCCAATTACCTTGAAAAAATCAGCTCACTATTCGTTAGATGACGAATACAATACAATTGCTCGAATGGTTGAATACCCCGTTTTATATTCTGTTCAAAAATGGTTGAATCTTAATGATATATTTCAACTTAAATTTTTTAGGAAATACTTTATTCGCGAATTGAACGGTTATTTCTTTATAAATAAAATAAGCGGATATAATCCAAAATCACAAAACCCCACAACAATTGAACTTATAAAAATTTAAGACATGGCAGAAATAATTAAAATAGCTGAAATTGATATAGACTATTCGAGGGCAACCGAAGAGAGCGTTCGATTGAAAAACGAAATCGACAAAGTTAAATCTGAACTCAAAGTATTAGAGATTCAAGGCAAACAAAATACAGCAGAATATGTAAATCAATCGGCTAAACTAAAGCTATTGAATGACGAATTACGTCAAAATGATAACTTTTTAAAACAGGTTCAAGGCACGCAACAAAGCGGAATAGGCACAATAAAAGAATTAGAAAAACAAAATGCTGCTTTACGTGCCGAACAAAAAAACCTCAACCTAACAACAGAGGAGGGTATAAAAAGAAATAAGGAAATTGTCGATCAAATAAATAAAAATACAGAGGCAATCAAAAGATTTTCAGATGAGCAAAAAAAGGGCTGGATGAGTGTAGGGCAATATACTGAAGCTTTGAATGGTTTGCCTTTCGTGAATACGATAAAGGGGTTTATATCAATGACAAAAGCTGCAATGGCTTTTATTGCCACTCCAATAGGAGCAGTAATAGCTGTTGTTGCAGGGGCTGTTACGTTATTGGTTAATGTGTTTAAAAATTTCGACCCGTTGGTTGACAAAATACAGCAGAGTTTAGCTGCATTAAGTGCTTCGTTTACTTGGGTAAAAGAATCCGTTATCGGTCTTATTACTGGGCAAAAGGAACATAACGAAACTATGAAAGAGGCTATTAATAGAGCTATTGAACTCAAAAAAGCAGAGCAGGAATTAGATGACATGAATTTGTTATTAATCGAGAGCAATGCAAAATCAAAAAGGCAAATAGATGAGTTGTTGCTTCAATCGAAAGACAGAACGAAAAGCGAAAAGGAACGTATGGCGTTGATAGATGAAGCTTTAAAAATAGAGGAACAAGCATACTTAAAGAAAAAAGCAATTGCAGACAAGGAATATGAAATAGCTTTAAATAAAATAATAGTAGGTCGTAACCTTTCAAAGGAACAAATACAACAATTAAAGGAACAGGGAGTTCAGGCTGCAATCAATTTAAAAGATACAAAAGCGATAACAGATGAGGAAATAGAAGCGTTTGCAAACGCAATAGCGAAAAGAGAAACTATATTAAATGAATCTGTTGCAATAAGAGAAAAAGCAATAAATAGACAAAATGCATTAGAAGAAAAAGCAATAGAAGAAGAAAATAAACGTCAAGCCGAAAGAGAGAAAAAAGAAGAAAAACTACGTGCAGAAAAAGAAAAAAGAGATGAAAAAGAACGTAAACGATTAGAGGAGGAAACAAAACAAAAGGAAAAACTCGCTCAAATTTCAATGCGTAATTTAGAAATTGAAATCGAAATGTATAAACTTCGGAATCAAACTATTTTAGAAGACGGGAAAAAACTAACACGTGAATTAATAGATGAAGAAAATAATCGTTTAGAACAAATCTACTTGCAGGAAGTTGCATATTTAGAAGCTCAAAATTTGGCACAAAATGAATTTGAGCTACAAAGACTGCAATTAAAATTAAACTACGAACAACAAACGCAAGCTAATTTAACGGCTTTACGTGAACAGAACGAGGCGTTAGAATTAGAACGAATAGAAGCGAACTATCAAAATGAATTAGCACTTGCAGAGGGAAATATATTCGCTGAATTAGACCTGCAAAAACAAGGACTTGAAATGCAACGACAACAGGAAATTGATGCAGCAAAACGAACAGGTGCAGATGTCAACCTAATTAATCAAAAATATGCAAAAGCAGAAATAGCAATCGAACGTCAAAAACAAATGGCTAAACTCTCGTATGCTTCTAACTTCGCAAAAGACATTCAATCATTATTAGGGGAAAATACAAAGGCTGGCAAATTAGCGGCAGCTGCTGCAACGACTATTGATACTATTGCTTCTGCTATTGGGGCTTTTCGAGCAGCTCAAAACCTCTCATTCCCTTACAATTTAATAGTAGGAGGTGCAAGTGCTGCGGCTGCTACAACTCAAGGTATAGTAGCGGTAAAAAAAATCATGGCAGTAAATCCAGAAAGTCCATCAACCCCAAGCGGTGCGAGCGGTGCAAGCTTTTCAAGCCCAATTTCGGGAATATCTCCAACTACTAAAGATACGGAACAGGATATGAGCATAAGTTCAGGAATAGTAAACAGAAGCGGTCAAACGAAGTATGAGGAAGTGAGAACAGTAGTAGTTGTTGATGAGGTTACAGCTGCACAAAATACACAAAATCAAATACGAATTGCAAGTAAAATTTAATAAAAAGTAATAAATTGTAATAAATATTTGATTTTTGATTATAAATTGTTTTATATTTGTATAATTAAATTACAAACTGTAATATGAGATACATAATACCAATACATGGGGAGTTAGAATTTGAGAAAAGAAACGACACTTTTACTCTCAATGACTTTTTAATGCACTTTAATAATTGTAAAGATGCAGACGTGATTCATTTAGACATTAACAGCATTGGCGGTTATGTAGAGGTTGCAGATAAAATAATAGACTTACTCAAAAAGAGCGGTAAAACAATTACAGCATCGAATAGTGGTCATGTTATGAGTGCTGCAAGTCTTATATTCATGAGTGCGAGTGTTCGTACGTTCGACCCGACAAAAGGAGATTTTCTTATTCATAACGCATGGGTTGAGGTTCAAGGAGAAGCTTCGGAATTAGAACGTCAGGCAAAAGAATTGAGAGCGATAGAAAAAAATTATGCTGAAACTTACTCGAAAGTTACAGGCGTTGACATTTCTATAATTCAAGAATTAATGAATCAAAATACACCTTTAACAAGCGAACAAATAGAATCTATGAACTTTGCTCATATTTTAAAGGAACAATACAAGGCAGTTGCGAAAATTAACTTAAAATCAAATAAAATGACAGAGGAACAAATCAAAGAAAATTTTGATACGTTAGGCGATAAAATCCTAAACGGAATCAAAGCACTTTTCAAACCAAAAGCATTAGTAATTGCTGATGCAAATGGAACTGAATTAACTATGCCGGATATTAACGACATTTCTGAGTTAAAAATAGGTGTAGCTGCAACCGTTAACGGAGAGCCTGCAAACGGCGAATATCCACAAACTGACGGTACTATTCTTAAATTTGAAGGCGGTGTGTTAGTTGAAATCGTACCCGTTCAAAATGAAGACGTAGATGCGTTAAAACAAGAAATCGAAGCATTGAAATCTGAAAATGAAGCATTGAAAACTCAAAATGAGCAAGTAAGTGCAAAATTAATTGAAATAGAGAAAGATGTAAAAGAATATAAAGCTTTGGCATCGAATTTCAAACCAAAACCACAAACACACAAAGAAGAAGAAAAAAAAGGATTCACTTATAAAAAGAAATAAAAAATGGCATCAGTAATCGACATTAGCGGTTTGACGTTAAACCCGAAAGAATCAACAGAATTTCAGAAATTCGTTATCGAAAAAACGTTCGAAAGACCCGAAATAAAAGCACTTCATACTGTTTATACGGGCGTAAAAATGAAAGAACAAATAGTTTTAGCCGGACAACTTGGATTGAGCGGTATAAAAGGCGGTGCATGTACCCGTGTTTCAAGTGGTGCAAAATCTGTACTTACTCAAAAATACTGGGAGCCCGTAGGTATCGAGGACACATTCGTACATTGTCAGGCAGACGTAAATGCGTTATTTAAGGCTTACTTTGACAAAATCCAATCGTATAAAGAAAAATACGAAATTGAAGGTTCGGACGAAGAAGTATTTTTGTCTTTGATGTTTGAAAATGCAATCAATCCAACAATCTACCGTGCAGCGTGGTTTGGCGATAAATCAGTCGCTGCTGCTACTGGTTCGGTTGCAGGTTTGAAATCTGCCGGAAATGTTAAATTCTTCGATTATTTCGATGGTATTTTAGCTCAAATTTTCGCAGGCGTTACTGCAGGTTCAATTAAACGAGTAACAATTAATGAAAACGCATTGACTACAATAGCTGCTCAATTAAATTTATCGAGTGGTTACTCTGTTCAGATTTTCGAGGAAATGTGGGCGAAAGCTGACCCAAGATTGAAAGCTGACCCAGAAGCGATTTTCTACACTTCAAATTCAATGTGGGAAAACTACCGTCAATATTTGCAATCGAAAGGCGAAAACTTCACAATTGAGTATACTCAAGATGGTTTGAGCCAAATTCGTTGGAATGGTAAAAAAGTAGTAAACATGAATACTATCATAGACATTACTTCACAAGCTTATTTTGTGAATAATACTACTGACAACGCATATTGGTTGCCTAACTTGGTAATATTATCTACCCCGATGAACTTACCAATTGCGACATTGAACGAAAATGACTTCAACGAAATGGAAGTATGGTATGAGAAAAAAGAAAGAGCTACATATATGGCTTATGGATTTTCTCTCGATGCAAAAGTAGTTGAGGATTACATGGTAGTTGCAGCATACTAAAAATAAACGGGGGTGTAAAAGCCCCCTATTTTTAACCTTAAAAAATAAAAAGATGAAAAAAATATTTGGAATATTAGCAATTTTGTTTGTAACTTCAATAGCTTACGGGCAAACAGTAGTAAATAACTCTATTTACCTTGTGAAAGGTGCTGGAGTAAACGATACTATCACAAAAGGTCAAACAGTAAATACTGCGTTCTATGTAACGCCTTATTGCGAAAAAGCATCATTTCAGGTAACTGCTGCGAAAATTAGCGGTTATACGAAAGTAAATTACATTTTAGAAAAATCGTATGACTATGCAACTTGGTATCAAATAGACACGGTAAAAATTTCAAGTTCAGCTGCTACGGTTAAGGGTAAAATGGATATTAAAGATGTAAATGCACCATATGTAAGAGTTCGGGCGGTTGGTATAGATTCAACGCAAAAAAATAGATATACTTATAATGTAATCCTTAAAAAAGCACAATAATGAGCTGCGAAACTAAAATATTCAAAGATATTACAAGTAATTGTAATATGCCAACGCCCGGCATCGAAGTCGAAGCTTGGGTGTTCAATCGAAGCGAAATAAATGTTACTTATTCAGGTACTAACACAAATCAAATTACAAATATATCAATGATAGATAGTGCAACAGCATTCAAAATCAAAGGTTATAAAAAGAATTTGAATTGTGGTTCTGATGTAGTTGTTGCTGACGACATGCCTAAACGATTCAATCATTATTTCTCATTCAAAAATTTTGAGTTTGGTACAGAGAGCTTGCGAAACGTAGATAATTTAGATGACTTATGTATCGTTGTTGAACGTAAAGACAAACCTGTAGACGGCGACGGAATATTCATAGGCTACGGATTCAAAAGCGGGTTATTCGTAAGTACTGATACTCATAGAGCTTGGGAAAACAACGGAGTACGTTCTGTTGAGATGACTTCAATTGAGGGCGGATATGAGCCTCACAGCCAATATGTGGTATTCGTTGCAGACCAAACAAGCCCATATACAGCAACTAAAACAATGCTCGACGGTTTACTTCCCAAAGAACCATAATGGTAGATGAAGTAAAAAAAATACTATCACATAGTTCGGGGGAGGTAATAGCAGACCCCGAACTATGTTTTTCGCTTATAAAATGCTATTCAAGACTATATAAAGGGGGCTGCTCTGTTAGAACTTGTAAAAATTCATTAGCTTTGTATTATAAAATATTACAAAAAAACGGAATCCAAATGGCAACAATCAATCAAGAAGCAAAAGAAAGAACATGTGTACCAGCTTTTAAAGGAGTAAAGTACATATCACGTGCAGCGAAATACTTCAATGCTGATTTATTAACTGATAGAGATGCGATATTCCTATTGCAGCATAAATGTTTAACCGAAAAAGACTTTATTAAATTACCTACCGGTTGGAATACAGGTCAAGAGGACTGTATTTTAGAAATTGCTGATTTATTAGCTCAAGGAATGAGCGTAAAAGCAATAAAAGAAAAGTACAAAGACGTTAAAGAAATAGGCGGTAAGGAATGTACAAAAGAATTGTGGGCTGAAATAATCAAAGAAGCAAGAAAACTAAATGAAGTTAGTAAATAAGGAAATAGAGCCACGCATTGAGGTCAAACTCAATAAGAATATCAAAGATGATGTTTCAAGCGGTATAATGACATACGGCGAAAAAAACGATTATCCGGATATTATTGAGAAACTCATATACGGTTCGCAAACAGCAAAAGCATCAGCCTCTATACTTGCGAAATTCATTGCAGGCGATGGGTTTACTCAATCAATCGGTCAAATAGGCGTAGGATACGATATAAGAGGCAAAAAAATAACACTCGACAAATTAAGAACTCAAATTGCAGAATCATTGGCTTTTTTTGGAGGCGTTTATATCCACTCAAATGTATCTATTGACGGTGTGTGTAATGACTATAAAATTTTAAATTTTAAGAATTGCAGATTTTCACGCATGGACGACACGGGTTTTTGTGGTCGCATAGCTTATAATGATAATTGGTTAAAGCCTAAAGAAACGGTATTTTTTAATACTTTCAACCCCGAAATGGCAAAAGAAAATATTAAAAAATATGGTCAAGAATACAAAGGACAGGTGTTTTTTAGTTTTCTAAACGATACATACTTATATCCTTTAAGCCCTTTTGATTCTGTCTACCTTGATATGGATACAGAATACCAAATTCAACTATTTAAAAATCGTGAAATTAGAAATGGTTTTTCGGATAAAATAGTAATGGTAGTTGAAAAAATGAAATCAGACGAAGAGGCTGAGGAAATGATTGACAAATGCAAATCATTCATAGGAGCTGACGGCGATAAACTTTTACTTTTTGAGGCTGAATTTGACGAAACAGGAAATATAAGAGGGCAGAATTTTAAGTTAGAAAAAATATCGACAAACATAAATGACAAGCTTTTTGAAAATTGGGAGGTGTCTATTCCTAATTCAATAAGAAAAGCTGCATACGGACTTCCTGCGGTACTTATAGACTATCAGCAAGGAACATTGTCGGCAGCGAGCGGAGAAATGCTTACGCAAGCGGTAAGCGTATACAATGCATATACGCGTGATTTACGTAAAAAAGTAGAAGAAACATTTGCTGAAATAATGAAATATAGCAAAAACGAAACTTTAAAAAATAATATTGATTGGAGTTTAAAGGAGGTGCAATTATGATTACTTGGGCAAAACAACAATCTATCAAACCTATTGCAGCTAACTCACAAAAGAGATTTACGCAAGTTGAAAAGGAAGTGTGTGATTATGAAATAAGTAACCTTATAGGGCAAAAACTATATTCACAAGTAGAAGAAAACCCGGGAAATTATAAAGACCTTTTGGAGGGTTGCACATTTGAATATTGCGGTGAAACTACTTCACATAAAGGATTGGAATATGTAATAGCTTACCTTGTATTTGCTGCTTATTCGTTAGAGAACAATTTGCAGGATACTTATACGGGGATGGTGCAAAAACAACGCCCGGATTCAGAAACTGCCCCTGTGGGACTTGTGAAAAATTTGGCACAACGAAATAGAGAAATAGCTTATAACTATTTTGAGCAAACAAAAAAATACATCGAAACAACATTCGATTGCGAGCAAAGAACTGAAAAAACTAAATACCGATTAATTGGCATTAAAAAAACTGAAAAATGAAAAGATTTTGGAGCAATATAATAGAACAAAAAGCTGCGACATCGTGGTATAAGCGAACATTAACGGCATTCAGCGAAAATAGTACAAACTTATTAGGTCATTTATTTGACAAGTTCGTGAGGACTCCTGAATTGCAGTTTGAGGAAAATATAGGATTATCTTATGATTCGGATAGTGATTCTATTTTAATGAAATTACAAAGCGGGACCTATGAATTGAACGAAAATTTCAACAAAGGTTATCAATTTGCACAAACAATATTCGCAGATGAAAATGGCTTTTTAGCGTCAGAGGGTGCAAATGGTTTAGACAAGCCGTACAAACTGTTGAGCGAATTAGTTGATTCTTACACGTATCAAACGGTATTAGGTTATATTACAAACGGAAATGCAAATGTTACCGGAGTTTCAGATGTTGATATTGCAAAAGTAAAAATAGGAGATAAATTGAAGTTTAACGGAATGACAACGTACGGGCATACGGTTATAAGCATA